TTATTATCCGCACCATATTCCACCCACTCATTCTTGTTATTTTCAACAATTACGGGAGCTGTATAGGATGATAATTGTATAATGTTATTATTCATATATAATAAATTCGTTGGTTGTTACCGTTTGAGTAAAATTTGAGCTTGGATTATTCGTGCAAAATATACGACCGTAAAATCGGATGTCGTTGGTTTTACCTATTTTACAAATATACGTATGACCTTCGATTAATCCAAATGTAGCTGTTGCCGTATGGTAATAATCACCCGTTGCGTAGGTAGTGATATTAATCGTTGCAGTGACGTTTGTTTGTTCGTCTGTTAAGAATATCTTATCCGAATTTCCCGAGCCTTCACGTGGCACGAAGTAAACTATTTGCGGTGATGTGGATGTCGTTAATACTATCATGTAATAGTATAACTAAAAAAGAGTGTTTTTGTTGCAAAAAAAAGAGGGGTGTTTTAAGCCCCTCCGTGTATTAACTTGTTATTATTTGTGTGACGGTTGTGCCACCTGCAGGAATAATGTCATAATAGAATGAACTTGTACCATTTTCAACAAATTGTGACGGTAGTAGCTCCTCACCTTGGAAGGTCAATGAATATCCGCTAAAATCACCAAGCGCACCACCATTATTAATAGAACCTGCTGTTAAATCACAACCTCTCAAAAGTCCAACTAAGAAAAATTGCCCCTCGTTGTTTTCAACTAAAATTCGTGGCTTTGCGTATGCCAATGTCTTAACCGCGTTATGCGTAGCAATGTCCTGTTTTTTTAGTTTAATAGTCAATGTTTGTCTAAAGAATGTTGTACCGTTTTCACGTGAACTAACTATTTCTTGGTCATAAACATTTTCGTTTGACTTTAACTCAAATTTATAAAGATACTGTACAAAGTTTACATATTCGATAGCCTCACCAAAGTAGTCATCTACTGCATAAACTCCGGGGCTTGTTTCTTTATAAATAAAACTTGATGTTATATCTTCATTAATGAAGTATACGTTTCGTAACCCTGCAAGGCTGTCCTTACAAGGCTCCGAACGCCCAAGGGTTATTAAACAAGCCATGACTAAGCAGTTGTTACTGTTGCACCCGTAAAACAGTCAGAAACGATAGTAGTTGAACTTGTAATGTCTGTGAATGGTGCAGGTAAAGCCTCTTCAGCAACGAAAGTCAAACTGTAACCATTAAAATCACCTAAGGCACCACCATTATTTATTGAACCAGCCGTTAAATCAGCACCTCTAAACAAGCCCATAACAAAGAATTGACCGTTGTTGTTTTCTACAAGTACGTGTGGTCTTGAGTAAGCTAATAGTTTAACTTCTTTGTGAGTAGTCGCGTCTTGTTTTTTCAACTTAATTGTTAACGTTTGACGGAAGAAAGTTGTACCAGCTTCACGACTTGAAACTATTTCTTGGTCAAATACGTTTTCGTTTGATTTCAACTCATACTTGTACAAGTTGTCTACATTAATAACCGCTGTAATAAGGTCATTTGAAAATGTTACATCAGACGGTAGTATTTGATAATTAATGAAGTACACCGCTTTGAGTCCTCCGATTGCTTCTTTGCACGCTTCAGCGCGTCCTATTGATAAATTACAAGCCATAAAAATAAAGTTTAAAAAAAAAGGAGGGAATATACCCTCCCCTTAATTGGTTAATTGATTAGTTAATTAGTTAGCTGCGTTTACGATGTTGTAAGTAACAATATCTGATACTGAATGGTAATTTACAGCCATTCCTGCACGTAATACAAATCTTACATTTTGTGAACCGTCCAATGGACTCATGTCTAAAAGCGCGATTTCATTTGTATCATTTAAAAGTCCACAACCGAAGAACAAGTTTGAAGTTTCAGCAGCGATAGCAGTATTTGCAGCCAATCCGTTTGCTACGAAAATTGGAATACCATCGAAAGTTAAAGCACCACCATTGTACCATTGTGTTCCCTTAGCATCTGTACCCGAGTTTGAAGTAGCAGCTACTGAGAAACCACCCAAAGCTCTAATGTAAGCTTTCATAACACCTTGAGGAACATAGATTTTTAAATCAGGAGAACCGTACAAAGCAGCAGGAATTGCATCGACAATTTTACCTAATTCAGTAATTACCGTAGCAGATGCAGAGATAGCAGAAGAACCTGCAACCTCGTTCGCAGTTGGTAAAGCAGCATCTAAAGATAACAATGTAGAAATACCGTCAATTTGACCAGCAGTTGCATTTGTACCTCTCCAAATAGAAACCTCAACAGATGAAGCAACTTTATCAGTGATGTAAGCTAATAAGTAATCAACAAATGATTTTGCCAAAACTTTGTTTGCACTGAAGCCCATTTCTTCAGCTTGCCATGTAGCCAAAAAGTCTTTTTTACACAATTGTAAATTTACTTGAAACTGCTCTAAAGTCAAACTTCTTTCAGAAAGTGTTACAGTAGATGTAGCATCAAAATCACAAGTTGCGTTCTTTAAAATGTCGTCCGTTCCAATTTTGAACATTGTAGTTTTGTAAGCAATGTTTGGTATGATAGTCATACCTCCATTTGCCAAAGTGTTACCGCTTAATAAAGCAGCTTTTACCCATAGTTTGGAATCTTGCCCAGCATATGAAGTTGAAATGTTGATTGTTGTAGCCATTTTTTATTTGTTTATTTGTTATTGTATACTTCTTCTAAAATCTTATCTCTTGTTGATTTACCTGTGTTTGTAGCTAAATCCATGTGCTCAATTGGTTTTGCGTTTTCAGGGTTGTACTGAATTGGTTTTGGCTCTTCAGTCAACTCGATTACTTCGGGAGTCATTGCAGCCAACTTAGTTTCAAGTTCAGCAATCTTTGATTCCATTTCCGCAAAATGTTGTTCTGTGATTGACACAACTTTTTTAGGTTGCTTAACTTCAACTTCGGGAGTCACATCTGCTTCAACAGGCATCTCTTCCTCTTCAGTTTCTTTTGGCATCTCTTCAATCGCTGCAATCATTCCTTTTTCCTCAACGATAAGTAAGCGACCATCTTCAAGCTCGTATTTACCAACTTCCAAAGGAACAGGTTCACCTTCAGGTACTACAATCATAACACTAGCACCAGGTTCAAATGAATCGGCTTCAATTACCGTGTTACCATCTACTAACTTCATTTGCTCTAACTTCACCTCCATTCCTAAGAAGGTCTTGATAGTTTTTAACGCGTCTTTTATTTCTTTAGTCATATCTTTTTTCTTTAATAACTTTATTAACCTCTTTCTGTTGTAATTTGCCTTACTTCAATAGTATGGTTTACATTACTAATTGTTTGTTGGTTAGTACTTCCAACCCCTTGAGAGTTACCATCGCAACACTCTTTACTGTACGTGCCATCTTTACATTGGCAACCTTTTTTTCCTCCTTTTCTCATAACATTAATACATTACCTATTTCATTTGTAAACTCTTTAAACTCTTTAAAATCAATCTCTGTACACTTATTTTCTTTTACGTAATCAATTCCAATGTAAGCCACAAAATTTCCTTTTTTAAAATATGGTGCTATACATATCGATTGTATACCTTGCCTTAATAAAGATGCTTTTGTAGTTTGCTCTTTGATGTTGTTTATTTGGCAATAGTTCATTCTTTCTAACATTATTTGTTGTAAGAACATTGGGTACAAGCTAACAGGAATGTTTTGTAAATTGTGTGCTTCCGAACTAATACCATTATTACAAACTTCAAATGTCATTGATTGATGGTTTCTGTGCGTGCCATCGTAGTATTTAATTGTGTTGTGAAATTGAAATATATACGCCCTATCAGCATTATATTTTAGCATTAAATCATTTAACATCTGTTGAATTAAAACATTATTGTTAATGTCTCTTTTGACTTCGTCAACTTTGTCTATTTTTGTAACTACTACTTGAGTAACCAATGATTTGTAATAAAAAAGAATGAAGGCAAGCAGAATTATAATTAGCACTATTGTTTTTGTCTTCCTGATTTGCTCTAAAATGTACTTGATTTCATTCATAATTATATAACCTTGATTTAGGGGCTTTGTTGTAAATTAGATGTAGTTGTTTATGATGGTTTCCTGTGCTGTTATCTCGGTTGTTACATCAGCATTTAAAACCTCATTTCCTACTCTGATTATATTTAAGTAGGTGCTTTCTACATAAGTGTAAGCTCCCCTTACTTCTTGGTATACCTC